TGCTCCTGTATCGGGCCGCTAGTAATCTGCAACGATTTGGCGCCGGGTTTCTTGTTCGGCGACACGATGGTAACGCGCTTCTTCTTGATCACCACGATAATTGTGCTCATTGCACCACGACGGTCATCGGCCGCGCCGCCCCGCCATCCGTGCAGCCGGCCGCATCCGTCGCTTGCACGGTCAGTTGATACGTCCCCGCCGGCACCGTCGCCGTGAAATACGAGCCCGCAATGGTATTGAGCCGCGCGCCGTCGACGCGGCCCTGCTCGATGCCATTAAACCGCACGCTCACCGTCGTCACATTCGTTTTGCTTTGCAGCAGCGAATACAGCACCTGTCCAACGCCGCCCGTGGGCAACGTGCGCGCCCACGTCCCGACGACCACTTTCACATTCGTGGGATCGGGACAACCGGCCATCACGAAGGGAAGCGATTTCGTGCTTTCCGCTGAACCATTCACACTATCGGTCGCCGTCAGTTGCGAGGACGCGCCAGGCGCGATCGCGGCAGGCGCTTGCGCGGCCGGCGCTTGGCAATTGGCTGTGAAAGGGGCCGGCGTCGTGGCGGCGACACAGGTCACGGAGGTGAGCGTCAACGTCGTCGGCGTCGTCGCACCTGGGGCTGTGATATAGAGCTTATAGGCGTAACCTTGCGCGACGGCCACACTTGGCACGTTCGCCTGATCCCACAAGATTTGCGCCTGCACCGGGGAGGCGATGACGAGCAACCCCATGAGCAGGCGGGCTCTCACTTGCCGTCTCGCAGGATTTCCAGTTTGGCTTCAATCTCGCGGATATCGGATGCCGCATCCTGCACGGCGTGCCAATCGCCAGATTCGAGCTTGATCTGACAATACGCAATCAGGCCCGCCTTGCGCTTCTGGAGTTCAATGAGCAACCGGTCCTGCGGATGCGGTTCAAACGTCGTCCCGGTGTGCGCGATATCGAATTCGTTCGTAATGAAATGCGCCATTACTGCCCACTTCCATTCGGCTGCGCTTCTGCCGCAGCCTCTTGCGCCTGCTGCGCCATCTCGGCTTGGTGCTGCTGGTCGCTCTGTTGCGATTGCTGCGCAGTCTGCGCCTGTTGCGCCCCCTGCGTCAAGGCGTGGTCATGCTGCTGCGCGGCCTGCTCCAGCTCGTGCTGATGCTCCATCGCCGCCATCCCCACTTCATGCGCCATCTGCAGCCCGGTCGCCAGCCGCTCTTCCGCCGCTTCGGCCTGCGGGTCCATCATGACCTTGGCCGCCGAGATGCGCGCCACGGCAATCGCGTTCGCGTTCTTCATCTCCTGCAGCTTCAGTTCATTCGCAAAGCCCATCTGCGCTTTTTGCATATCGGCCTGCGTCTTGATCTGTGTCTCTTGCAAGCTGCCCTGTTGTTCCGCCTGCTTCGTCTGAATGAACTGCTGCGCCTTCTGCAACTCGGCCTGCATCTGCTGCATCTGCGCTTGCACGGCGGGAGGAATCTGCGGCTGATCGTTTTTGTCCTGCAACTGCGGCGGCAGCGCGTTTCGCAATTTCTCCGCGATCTTGTGACTACCCGGGAACGACAACTGCTCCACATAATCCGGCGTCGCCACCGCGGCCATCTCCGGCGGCAGATGCGGAATCAGTTCGCCCAGCGCCTGCGCGCCCTCTTCCCGCTTCGTCGCCGTCGCCTTCCCCACCGACACCGTCACGGCATAGCGGCCCTTATTCAAGTCGTAAAACTTGTGCAGGCTGCCTTCCAGTTGCGCGATCTCCGGCGTGATGTTCGGCGGGGACGCTTGCGGTTGCCCGTTCGGCCCTTCCTGGTAGGGCTGGCCCACCATCACCTGTTCGGGCTCGTCATCCATGCCGAGAATGTGAATAATCTGCCCCTTCGTCGTAATCTTCGGGATGATCTTCACCGCGAGCTCGCCCGCGTAAATCAGCGCCCGCTTCACGTTATCGGGATAGTTGCTATTGGCGAGGTCTGATTGCGCCTGGAGGGCTTGCAACGCCCGCCCGCTCCGCTCATTCGGGTTCGTGTTCCCGAGACTGGCATCGCCCGTCGATGTCGTCGCCTTAATCGCATCCTCGCTCACCCGCATCAATTCCACGGCGGCCTGAATCGGCGGTTCCGTCGTATCCAGCATCGGCGTTGGATACTCTTTGCCTTCCTGGTCCCACGGGTCAAACGGCAGATACGCGTGATTGATGATGTTCCGCGTCTGCCAAATCTGCTTGTAGTTCGCCACGCTCGCCGCCGCAATCATCGGCGCATTCTTCGGCGCCAGCGCGAAAATCTCCACGGCGCCGCTATACGTGTAGTTGACCATCCGCTGCGCATCCATGCCCTCTTCAATCACGCCGCGCAGCCACACCTTTCCGTCGACGTTCAACTCTTCGCCCAGAATCGGAATCAGCGGAATCCGCGAGCCCACCCAATCGAACGACTGCAACGATTCAATCGCGTTAATCTTGTCGCACTTCACGGAGGGCACGCGCATGACGCGTTCAGCCTTGATGTCCGCCTTGTCATCCGGCTTCTCTTCAACGACGGACCCATCCTGCAACTGATACAGATGCCGGTTCGTATACTCGATGCGGTAATACTCGGCAATGCGAATGCTGTCTTCGCTGACCCACGACGACCACGCCGCCTTATCGCCCGTCGCCATGAACGCTTCGAGCCCTCGAATATCGGCCTTCGGATACAGCCGCTCGAATTCATCGCGGCTGATGTCCTCCGTTACAAACGCCCATTGCATGTCCGATCGCGTCGGCTTCATTGCGGACGGATCGCAGTAAACCGTGAGATTATTCGCAATGCGCTCCATGAACAGCGCTTGCCACATCACCTCTTCCGTCAACTCCCCGTCCCACGTCTCGTTGATGTAATCCGTGCGCAGCCGGAACCAGCCGATCCCGCCTTCAATCGCCTGGTCCGCGGCCCATTCAATCGGGGATTCCTCACGGCTGTTGTTCATCATCCAGCGCAGATAGCCCTTGAAGATATCGGCCGTGTCCTGGTCGCTCGAGCCGCCAGCAGGCAGCACGTCAAACCCGAAGCTGGCGTTCTTGATGGTGTTGCTCACTTGCCGCACGGGCTGCGAGAGGCGGTCGACCACGAGGCACGGCCGCGGCGGTTGCGGCGCCATCCCCTGCAGACTGTTCCCGCCTTCCCGCGCGAGCTTAATCGCCGCCGGCCACTGGTCGCCCACCCGGAACTGTTTCGCGCGCACGATGCGATTGCGCTGCTGCTCTTCGGCTTCCGCCGCTCGGTTCCACCGTTCCCGCGCTTCGCGGATGAGATCCTTCGCCACTAGGCGACCTCAATCAACTGATGCTTCTTGCGCGGAATACCCGCCACGAGATCGCCGATCTCATGCACAAACAGACAATCGGGATGCTGGCAATGCGGGAACAGCACAGGATGCAGCACGCCATGCTGATGCACGTGCACGCGCTGCTGCTCCTTCGTAGCCAACAGCAGCAGGTATTCCAGTTCGCCGCGCGTCAGCGTCATCGCCGTAGCCCCTTCAAGGCTTCGCGTTCCGCTTCAATCCCCGGCATCGCCTGCCGCATCGTTTCCCGCCACTTCAGTGCATTCTTCGGCGCGTGCAGCAGCTTCGCCTGCACCCGCGGCGGGCTCGCCAGTAACTCAAAGTAGGCGAATATGGCATTGAGGGTGCCATCCTCTTCCCCAATCCGATAGCCCCGCCAGATATCCCCCGCTACCTTGCGCCACTTCTCGCGCCCTTCGCACACAATCGTCAGCAGCCGCGGTCGGTCGCGCTCCATCTGCCGGATGAACTCCTGAATGTTGTCCGTGAGCGCCTTCTCGCGCGTCGTGCTATAGCCGACAATGGGGAGATCAGGCAGGTGGAACATTACTCTTCCACGTCAAACGCTTCGACATAGAGGCGATGGCCCTCTATTTCAACCGTGCAGCGCAACATCTTAGGATCGCCATCAATAAATTCACACACCCATGATTGGTCATAGCCCATATCTTCCGCGTTGCAGAGATGCATATTCGCGGTCTGCTTCATCGCCAATTCAACAGTCGTCGCCACGACGGTCGGCGTCTCCCCATAATCCCCTCCGACATACACTTTCATCGCGCACTCCCTTCCTGAAGTGCCGCTAGTCTACACCCGTCATCCCATCCACGACTGGCTAAACCCCGTAAACGCCGGCGTCGGCACCGGTTCCTCTTTCCGCTTCTTCGCCACGGTCTGCGCAAACGTCAGCGCCAGCGCGTCCCCTTCATCCGGACTCGGCACGTCCCGCGCCTTCATCTCTTTCTTACTCTCCAGCCACACCCGCTGCTTCAAATCCTCCCGCAACCCCGGCGCCGTCAAGTCATTCTCCAGCCGCGGCGAGGTATCAATCGCCCCGTTGACCAGCCACTCCTTCATCCGGCCCCACATCATGTCGCGCATATAGCGGTATTTCTTATCAGGACTATCGGCGCCGAAGTTCACTTCCAGAAGGTTCGTATGTCCTAATTCCCGCAGTCGTGTCCCCACGCTTCCAGCAATACCAGCACTGTCGAGGAAGAGCATCGAGACACGACGACCCCCGTAGGTGCCGCCCAAGACATCGGCGAGCCGGTTCGTAAGCACGGAGGGGTCGCGAGTAAGCTCGCCGGCAATACGGATAGCAGGAATGCTACGGGCATCGCGTCCCAGTCGAAAACGGATGACATTGGAATCCTTGCCACCCCAGGCCAAGTCGCATCCGGCCACAAGGGGTTCATCATCAAGCACCTCCACCTTTCGCTTCTGCGCCTCGCGCACGCGCACCGCATCGATAAACTGCGCGTCTTCCGCATTCGGCGGCAGCCCTCTGACGCGCACCCGAAACCGATCGCTATCCTCGCCCCAGTCTTCCAACTGTTCCGCAATCAGCGCCTTATTCGGGAACTGACACGTTCGCGCATCAATCTGCCACGTCTTCCATCCGCGCCCCTTGCCGGCAAACACGATGTCGTGAAAACTGCCCCTGCGTCTCGTCGGGTTGCCAAACAGAAACTGCATCGGCTCCCCGTCCGTCAAGCCGCCCTCCTGCACCTCGTGGATAATCTCCGGCACGTTGCTGTCTTCGTCGTTGATGTAAAAACTCGTGCTCGCCGCGTTGTGCTGTCCGGCGAAGCTCTCGCTGTTGTCCGGGTCGCACGTCTGCGGGCTGCACTTCCACTCTTCCCGATGGCCTTTGCGATACAGGATGCTCGTGTTCAGCTCGAACCAATCGCGCGTAATCGCCCGCTTCACCCATGTTGTAATGCTCGGCCATGTCTTATCTTGGAGCTGTGGCCCGGTGTTCGCCGTGATGACGCCTTTCGCGTGGCGCCTGGTCGACATCAGGAAGCTGACGAGCATGCCCGTCAACGCGCCCTTCCCAATGCCGTGGCCTGAACTCACCGCCGCGCGGATGGGCATCACGGGATGCACGCCATCAAAGTCCCGCGCTTTAATCTCATCGCCCAACCAAGCTAAAAACTCACATTGCCAGATGTCCGGCTCACGATAGTGCTGCAAGGGCCCTGGCTCGCCCCAGGGGAACGCGCCGCACACCCACGCAAGGGGATCGCTATAGAGGGACGCGCACCACTCCACGAGGTCGTCATCGTAGCTGCGCGAGGGGGCCGGGCTGCTCATGGTTTCAGCTTCAGCAACGATCGCTCCTTCGCGCGATCGAGTGCCGTCGTATTATCCGCCCGAATCTCAATCTCCTGCACTTGTTCTTTCGGCCGGTCAATCGCTCTGTTGAGCAAATCGCTGAAGGCTTGCACGCTCGGGTCTTTCTCCCAGACCTCGATGACTTCGGCATCCTGGTCAACATCCTCGAGCGAGCGTACGCGTTCGAATTTGCCGGTCTGCTTATCGCGATAGACCAGATACTGCAGACCGGCGGCATTGGCGAGCTGGGCATTGATGAGAACGTCCAAATGCGCCGTAATGGCTTGACGCACCTTCTCCCGCGCGGCCTCCTTGGCCATAGTGGATGGCCACTTGGAGCCGGGCTTTCGACCGGAGCCTGGACGATAGCCGCCTCGGTTCTTTTTCAAAGTAATCAGTTGGAGGAAGTCTACCCCTCTACTCTACTCATGGGTGTGTTCATACTTGATATTATTGTGATTGTAAAATGTATGTATATATAGGGTAGAGAGGGTAGAGAAAGTAAGGTATCTATGGAATAAGGATTTGCGGTCCTACCCTTGGTCTACTCATTGGCTGGTCCTACCCATCGTTTGCCTTGTTTGCCGCGGCGCATGATGTTTTTCTTGGTCCAGCCAGCTAATCGGAGGATACGGCCGACCCTCAGCTCATCCGCGCGACCAATCTGGGCGGCGTCAAATTTGAGTATACGGATGAGCACTTCAGCGACGGTAATTTCTGTGTCGAGGCCAATCCCGGCGAAGACGAGGTCGGTCCATGCATCATCGGCTTGGCGATCGGCTTGGACAGCGAGGGTAGGGAGCGTCGGCGTGATCCACCACGGTTCGCCGGCCTGCACGCGATAGACGGCTTCAGCGAGGAGCTGCGTGCGGGCCGTGGCGAGCGATTCGAGGTTGACGAGGCCGCAGCGAATGGGCCAAAAGCGCCGCAAGCCGGTTTCATCAGCGCCCCACCCGTCATGGTTGGTCGTGCCGGCAAAGATGCATTGACGAGGATGGTCAGCCGCGTAATGGCCATAACTCACACGATAGCGATCGGTGGGCGTGCTGATGACGGTTTTGACGCGACTCACTTCGGCACGGCTGAAGGCGTCGAGCTCACCGATTTCAATCACCCATTTGCCTTGGAGGCCCTCAAAGAAATCCTTATGCGTGACGGATTCATGCGCTTGGGCGTAATACGCCCCGCCGAGGATGCGTAAGGCGGATGTCTTGCCGATGCCTTGGCCGCCTTCAAACACGACCATCGTGTCGAGTTGACAGCCAGGACGCAGCACGCGAGCGACGAGGCCCAAGAACAGATTCGCGCTGACGGCGCGCACATAGGCGCAGGGCATCGTCTCGCCACACTCGACGCCCCAATGGTCCTCCAGCGCGAGGTTAATCCGGGGCGTCTCGTCCCATGTCAGCGTGCAGAGGTTATCGCGCACGACATGGCGCAGACGTTGGCTGGCGACATAATGCACCGCTTTTTTCACTTCGGTCGTCGTCATGGCGGGAATGCCGATCGTCTGCTGCATATGCGCCGTAAGACGATACGTGTCGGCTTCGTCCCACTCCCGGGGCATATCGCCAGTGGGGCAGGTCATGAGGCGATCGAGGAATTCATCGCGCCAGAGCACGTCAGGCCCGTAAGCGCCATCATGCTGGAGCACGCCCACGGCGTTGGAGAGATTCGCCCGTAGACCGCGCTCGCCGCGGTCGAGATGAGCAATCCACGAATAATCAGGCACGGACCACCTCTTGATCAGGTGTGAAAAGCGGCGGGCTCGTGTGGTGGATCAAGCACCACGCGACAGGGGCCTCGCCAGGCGCCCGCCGGCACTACTCTACCAAACTCAACGGCATCTGCGTCCGTTCGTTTCTTACCGTGTCATCGCCCAATAGGAGGACGTCTTGCGCGAGACGGTTCGCGGCGATCTCGCAGTAGCGTTCTTCGCGTTCAATGCCGACGCATTGACGGCCGAGGCGTTTGGCAGCGACTAGCGTCGTGCCGCTGCCCATAAATGGATCAAGAACGAGCGATGCGTTCGGGAAGAATCCGAGGCACCACTGCATTAGAGATTCTGGTTTCTGCGTCGGATGCACTCGCTGATTCGCGATAGCGTTGTTCGATAAATCACGACGGCAATACACTCCGTGCCCCTTACTCATCCATGCCAACTCTGCGTCACTCAGGAATGATCCGAATGCGGCATCGTTCCTCTTCAACCACACCAAGCAGGCGCCTCTTGGCAATAGGTTTGGATAGTGATTCCAGCCCCAGATCACTTGGTCGCGTCCGATAGTCAGGAGAAACGATGGATCGAACGGCTTGTCATCGTTCGCAATAGGGCGACCACCGGACGAACCTATGCCATTGCCGCGCTTCGCAATGTTCTCCTTCGTGCCACCAGAGAACCGACTATTATCGGTATCCAGTGAGACTCCGTAGGGTGGATCCGTCAGGAGCAGATCGACGCCAAACCACACGGAAGGAAGCACCTCTCGGCAGTCGCCGTGGTAAATCGTCATCCCACCGTGTTCATAATAGGGTGTCATGTCAGTTGTGTCCGCAACCACTCAATCGTCTCGACGCTGGCGAGCTGCTTCGGCGTGAATTGGAACACCTTCCAGCCAGCGGCTTGCGCCAGATTCAGCTTTTCATAATCGCGCTGGAGGCCCTTGCGCGTGGAATGGTCGCGAAAGCCTTGCTGCTCCACGATGATTTTCTGCAGGGGCCAGCAATAATCTGCGCGGAAATCCCGGTCGGCCAGGAACAGCACTTCGCGAGCCGGGATGGGCAGCTTGGCCGCGGCGCACAGCTCCATGAAGCGATCGAAGGGCTGGGCATGGGGCCGCAGCGGCAAGGGGAGCGGAGGCGCGAGGCCATCCATGCGACGGCGGAAGGCGGCGTATTCTTCTTCCGTCCAGCGCAGCCCGTGGCTCATGGATGCCATGCCTGGGCGATATGCGTGGCGAGAGCCAGCGGGATCTTGGCGATGTGCGCGGAGGCGGCTTTGCGGGCCGATGACTGACTGCCTGATTTGCAAATGCCGTTGTCGAACCAGGCGGCACCGCTGCCCTTCTGTTTCCGCCCGTCTGGGTTCTGCCCGTGTCCGCTCGTCGTGTTGTGTGCGACATTGAACCAGGAGCCGCCGTCGTTCTTCGTGGCCGCAATCGCCCGATTCATGTCTCCCTCGCGGTTGCTAAATTTTGTTTTATCGAACCATGATCCACCGCGAAAACCACCTTGAGACGATCCCACAAATTTAGACAGTGCCTCATGGACCTGTCCACCCTTACCGCTATTGCGATGCCTAGCAAACGGCATGAGCGCCGGCACATCGCCCCACAGATAAAAACTCCCATAGTGCCACCGGGCACGTCCCACCCATTTCTGCGCCCCGCAGACGTTCTCCACGACCAGCGGAATGTGATGCCCCGCCGCCTCGCAGGCTTCCCGCTGAATCCGAAAGCAGGCATCGAACAGTTCATTCGACGGCGGCGACAAGGCTTTCGCACGTTTCCACGGCATCGCCCGATACGAATACGCCTGACACGGCGGGCTGGCGACAATCAACGCCACGTCCTTGAACTGCCGCCCGTGCAGCGTCAGCACGTCCTGGATCACGAGCTGCGCCGGATACCGGGCCTCGCCGTAGATGTGCTGTTCGTTATCGAAGCCGATGACGCGGTAGCCAGCGGCGAGCAGTCCTTCGGTCCATCCGCCGAGGCCGCAGAAGAGGTCGATGGCGAGCGGCTTAGGCACTCGCCATCTGCGATTCCGTGTAACGGCGGATTTCCTCGCGTCGGTCATTGATTTGCTGGCGCAGCGCCGCATTGTGTCGCAGCAGTTCGCCATTCTGGGCCAGCAGGATCTGGCTCATCTCCCGGTAAATGACGACCTCTTGTTCCAACTCAGCCACATCGGCGGCGAGGTGTTCCAGCACGGCTTGCACAACGTGTTCTTTCGACATGACGAACCAGTATGTTCCCGCTGTCAATGCCCTAATACAGAGTGGCTAAGTTCTTACCCGACCACTACATATCGCGGTGTTCGTGCTACTCTTGCGCGCATCGTCTGACATGCCCCCAGAGCTCGACCCCAACGCCGTTGGAGATGCGCTTGCCGCGCGTTTGCCGGTATGGGCGAAAGCCCTCGTCCAAATTGGCGGGATGGCGGCGAT